CCGCCGTGTAGAACGTGTTCGTGTTGACGAACAGCGCGGGGGCGATCGTGTACGCGGAGGCGACTGTCGGGCTGTAGAACGTGTTCGTGTTCGTGAACAGCGCCGGCAGCAGTGTGATCGCGCCGGGCGTCACCGTGGCGCTGTAGAACGTGTTCGTGTTCGTGAACAGCGCGGGGGTAAGTGTTACCGTTCCGGGCGCAACCGTCGGGCTGTAGAACGTGTTCGTGTTCGTGAACAGCGCCGGCAGCAGTGTCACCGCTCCGGGCGCGACTGTCGGGCTGTAGAACGTGTTCGTGTTGACGAACAGCGCCGGCAGCAGTGTGACTACGCCGCCCGTGACTGTCGGGCTGTAGAACGTGTTCGTGTTCGTGAACAGCGCGGGGGTAAGTGTTACCGTTCCGGGCGCAACCGTCGGGCTGTAGAACGTGTTCGTGTTCGTGAACAGTGCCGGGGCGAGTGTCACCGCTCCGGGTGCAACCGTCGGGCTGTAGAACGTGTTCGTGTTCGTGAACAGCGCCGGCTGCAGAGTGACGCCCGACAGCGCCGCAAACGGTGCTGTGGCGAAGGAAGTAAAACCAAACATATAGCGCTACCTCCTTTCTACCTGCGACACAGGACTATATCACGTAGTGGGTGGTTCGGGCCAGACCCGGCTGATGAGATGTTTAATCATGGGGGCTCCTTATGTTGCGCCAAACGCTACGCTGTTGCCAACGCCAGTTGGCAGCGTGGCCGGATTGGCAAACTTTGTTCCAAAGCCAGAGCCGCTCCACGGATAGGCGGTAACGAAGGGCGTGGTGGCGTGTCCTACGGCGATAGCGTCGCCTGATGGGCTGAAGGCTACACCAAAGCCATTGCCAGCGGGTAATGTAGCGGGGTTAGCAAACTTAGTACCAAAACCGCTGCCGCTCCACGGGTAGGCGGAAACGAAAGGCGTTGTAGTGTGCGCTACGGCGATAGCGTTTCCTGCGGGGGTAAATGCTACACCAAAGCCATTGCTGGCCGGCAGCGTGGCCGGATTGGCAAACTTTGTTCCAAAGCCAGAGCCGCTCCACGGGTACGCGGAGACAAAGGGGGAACCTTGGTGCGCTACGGCGATAGCATCGCCAGAGGGGCTGAAAGCTACGTCATAGCCATCAAATGCAGGCAGCGTAGCGGGATTGGCAAACTTAGTGCCAAAGCCGGAGCCAGACCACGGATAGGCAGAGACGAAGGGCGTGTTGGAGTGCGCCACTGCGATAGCGTTGCCTGCGGAGGTAAACGCTGCGCCGCGACCAGTGCTAGGCGGTAGCGTAGCTGGGTTGGTGAACTTGGTTCCGAAACCTGAGCCACTCCACGGGTAGGTGGTAACGAAGGGTGAAGTGGTGTGTGCCACCACGATGGCGTCGCCCGCTGAGGTAAAGGTTACGTCGTTGCCATCCCCAGTCGGCAACGTAGCCGGATTGGCGAACTTAGTGCCGAAGCCAGCACCAGACCATGGGTATGCTGAAACAAAGGGTGAAGTGGCGTGCGCTACAGCGATGGCGTTGCCCGCTGAGGTAAAGGTTACGTCGTTGCCATTCCCAGTCGGCAGTGTTGCGGGGTTGGCAAACTTAGTGCCGAAGCCAGATCCGCTCCACGGATAGGCGGTGATGAAGGGTGAGGTGCTGTGTGATACCGCTATAAACTGCCCTCGCCCAGCCGTCGGCCACAGCCCCTGCTTCGTCCAGTACGCGGCCTCGGCGAGCGTCCACACACCCGGAGCCGCGCCGTCCTGATACGGGCCAGCGGGCGTCACAGGTGTCTTGCGGATCAGGCCGCCGGGCCAACGATTGCTCATTGCTGATTACCCCGCAGTCGGCCAGACGACGTTGAACGGGTCACTCTGGCTATTCGGCACGTCGCGCAGTGCTTGGCGATAGACGGCCCACTGGAGGTTGTCCACGGGAGCGTCGGCAAGCTGCGTCCAGTCACACGCGGCCAGCTTGGCGTTGCGCTCGGCACGCACGGCAGACCACTGTGCGGCGGTTTCGTCGGCGGTGATGTCCGCCAGCGCCCAGCGTTCGAACCACAGGCCGTCCACCAGTTCGGGCGCGGCGCGCACGTTCTTCTTGCCAGTCGGGGCGTTGTCCGGAGTGGTCGGCTGCACCGGAAAGCAGTGATACTCCGCCGCAATGGCATCGGTGATGTCCATGGGGAACTTTACGCCGGGGTTGGCAAGACGCAGATCGGTCAGGGTGTAGGGATACACTGCCGAACCGCCGGGGGGATTTAGGTAGTAAAACATCAGTTAGACTCCAGTTGCTTGGCCATGACATCACGCATGATGGTCTCTTTTGCCTGCTCAACGAGCGAACTACCCAGCAGTTCGCGTAGGCGGATAGCGAACTCGGCCATCACTTCGCAGTCGGCATGGTTCTCGGCAATCTCAACCAGCGCCAACTGGTAATTGTCGATGTTGATCTGGTGGTGCATCACTTCGCGCTTACGCTGCTCATAGGCGTCGGTGATGATCTTGATGCGTTCTTCGTCGAGTGTGGTCATGTGTTGTGCTCCTTAGATTGCGCCGAAGGCCACGCCGTAGCCTTGGCCAGTCGGCAACGTGGCCGGGTTGGTATATTTTGTACCGAACCCACTGGTACTCCACGGGTAGGCGGTTACAAAAGGTGTTGTACTGTGTGATACCGCAATAGCGTCGCTAAGGGGTGAGAACGCTACGCCACGGCCAGCTCCAGCGGGCAGCGTGGTGGGGTCGGCAAACTTTGTTCCAAAGCCTGAAACAGACCATGGGTAGGCCGAGACGAAGGGCGTTGTGCCGTGTGCCACGGCAATAGCAGCGCCAGTGGGCGAGAATGCCACACCATTGCCGCCGCCGTTTGGCAGCGTAGCCGGATTAGCAAACTTCGTACCAAAGCCACTACCGCTCCATGGGTAGACGTATACGCCGGGAGCATCGCCGGTCGCCGTTGCGATAGCGTCACCTGACGGACTAAACGCTACGCTATTGCTTTGAAATGTTGGCAGCGTAGCTGGATTGGCAAACTTCGACCCAAAGCCGCTGCCGCTCCACGAATAAACGCTTAAAATTGGCGAACCTCCGCCGCCCCAATTAGTACCTATGGCAACCGCGTTTCCTGCGGGACTAAAGGCCACGCCATAGCCGGTGCCGATTGGCGGCGGGCCGGGATTGGCAAACTTTGTCCCAAAACCAGATCCACTCCAAGGATAGGCCGCGAGAAATGGAGAAGAGTATTGCGCCACGGCAATGGCATCGCCCGCTGGACTAAAGGCTACTTCTTGACACTCGCTAGTAGGCAGCGTAGCTGGATTGGCAAACTTAGTGCCGAAGCCACTGCTGCTCCACGGGTAGGCGGTGACACAGGGAGACCTGTAGTGCGCCACAGCGATAGCGTTGCCGGATGGGGAAAAGGCAACGCCAAGGCCGGTGTCGGTAGGCAGCGTGGCCGGATTGGCAAACTTAGTTCCGAAGCCGCTGCCGCTCCACGGGTAAGCGGTGATGTGGGGCGATGTTTCATGTGCTACGGCGATGCTACCCGTAAACGGCGGCAAAGGCCACAGGCCCGCCGACACAGCCTGAAGCTGCTGGGAGAGTGTCCAGCCGCCGCGAGCAAGCGTTGACGATGGCGCAATCGGGTTCGCCGTTATGTAGCCGCCGATTTTGCGATTAATGGGCACCTACGCCGTCCTTACGAGATGTCTTCCCACGAGCACGTTATCACAAGGTCGTTCGCAACACCGGCAGTAGCGCCGATGCTCTCGTTTTCCTTGAGGTAAATCGCCGTGGTTTTGTCAACGATAACCAGCGAGGCGTCGGCGGGCACCGAGACGGTCGAGGCAATCGGGAAGGCCGTGCCGCCCAATGCCGCCGCGCTGTACTTGTTGATCGTGATGTCGGCGGCGACGGTGCCATCGACATTCGCCGCGATGATCGTGTTGATCTTGTACACCTTGCCGCTTGACGCGGCGTTACTCACGATAGACGTGGCTGCGGTGGTAGTCAGCGAGACGCTGCTGTTGTCGCCTCGAATGGCGGTGACAGCAACAATATTCGGGTTGGCCATGACCTATTTCCTCACAGTCCGAAGATGATGGAGAAGGCGATGGCCTGCCCCACTGTTGCGCCACTGGCGGCGGGCGTCGTGCTTTGCCATGTCGTACCGTTGCTGGTTAGAACGTTACCAGTAGTACCGGGAGCGACTACCTGCACCGCCGATGTGCCGTTACCGAGCAGGACGTTGTTAGCCGTCAGCGTCGTCGCGCCTGTGCCGCCGTTGGCCACGGGGAGAAGGCCGTAGCCGTCTGATATAACCTTCTCCGCCGGGTAGGAAGAGAACACCGTGCTGGTGCCTACAAGGGTAATAGCAGCACCCGCTGCACTAGACGACAGGATCGTTGTACGCGCCAGCGTGGGGCCGGTCGTAGAATACGTGCCGATCCCGACCTCCCAATCTGTACCGCTGGTGATCGTGTAGTACGTAGTGTTACCGTTGCCGACGATCGCAAACGACTGAAAGCCGGATACGGCGCCGGCAAGAGTTACCGTGCCGGTCCCCGTAGTGGCCGTCGTTTCCTGCACGCGGTTAGAGAGAACCAGTGCCATGTGTTAATCCTCGCAAGGGTTTACAACGCGAAGATGCCCGAAGCGTTCCACGTGATCGAGATGTCGCCGCCGTTTGGCGTCACCGGCAGGCCGGTGACTGACGTGTCGATGTACGCCACCAGAGGCGACGTGGCGGCGGTGCCGGTGTCGACGTACAGCACAAGCGCCTCGATTGAGGCGCCGGTGACTGCCGTGAAGGTAGCATCCGCGCCGTCGAACACGCCATTGGTAAACGTCTTGCTCCCGATGGTCTGCGGCGTGCCCACGACGGCCGACGAGACCGAAGTGTAGAACTGATCCGCCGCGTTGTAGGTGTAGACGCCCGTGTCCACCAGCGCCACCTTAACGGTGCCGGCCGACAAGTTGTTGTTCGCAGTGAACTGGAGCAGTTGCTCCTTCCACTTCGGGTAGAGTGCATTGGCCATATTGAGTTTCCTTTACGCCTCAGTCTCAGTACCTGCCGCCCCTCGGCATGACCGCAAGGCCGCCCATTCGGTAACGCGGATTTGTCTGCGGGGCACCGGGCAAGGCTGCGGGAGCTTGTGGTGCGGGGGCTTGCACTGGCGGCTGTACCGGCGGCGGATACACCGGCATCGGCTTACCAATCGGCTGCGGCATCAGCATCGGCGGCTCCATCGACGGCTGCATCGGCGGTGTGAACGGTGCCGGAGTGCCAAATAGGGTTGGCGGGGTTAGGAGAGATTGTCGCAACTGGCTCTTAGTCATATTTGTGCCCAAGTAGCCGCCGCTGGACGGCTGCATCGGCTCGGAATAGTAGCCGCCGCTGGGCGGCTGCACCTGCTCCATCGGCGGCGAATACACCGGCATCGGGTTGAACCCACGGCCATACTCCGGCGGCAAAACCATCGGCATTTCCGGCGTCGACCGCCCACGGTCGTACACCGGCATTTGCGGCGTCGAAACCCTCGGCCTATCAATCGCAATGCCCGGATCAACCGGCGGCTTCTGGCCGGCAAACAGATCCCTCGTTGGCTGCTTCGGCGGCGTAGGCGCCTGCTTGGCGCCGGCGCCAAGCAGACCCCTCGCTAACGGCCCCGAAGCAGCCCGAAGTGTTGCGCTGGCGTTTTCAGCGGCAGCTAGGGCACGAGGCGACATCTGCTGCTTTACAAAAGCGTTATGAGCCGCTTGAGCCTGAGCGTTGGTCATCGTACCGGCTTTAATCTGCTCACGCAGCTTGGCCCCGTAGGCGGCAGTAGTTTGACCCATTGGTTGATTGGTTACCGGACCGCCATTGGCGTACTTGCGTGCGGGGCCGTTGTTCTTCGACGCGCCCTTCGGCATGGCAGCGAGGCCGCTGGCCTTCTTCATCACGCCGCCCTTTGCGCGGGGGGTCGTGCGCAGCACGGCGGCGCGATCAGCGGCGTTCATCTTGGACATGCGATTACCGCTGTCCACGCTGTCGCCGATCAACGGCAGGCGCGAGGCCACAGGCACGCTCTTCTTTGCCGTCCGCAGCACGGCAGCGCGATCAGCGGCATTCATCTTAGACATGCGGTTGCCGCTGTCCACGCTGTCGCCGATCGGCGGCATGCGGTTGCGCGCGGCGCCGCCCTCGGCCTTCTTCATCGGCGTCTTGCTCTTGCCGGCTTCGCTCATGGCAATCGCCATCGCCTGCTTCGGGTTGGTCACCGTCGGGCCGCTCTTGCTGCCGCTGTGCAGCTTGCCGGACTTGAACTCGCCCATCACTTTACCGACCTTGGCGGCGCCCTTGACGCTGCCGCCCTTGGCGTAGCAGGAGCCGCCGTCCATGTTCGTCATGCGCGTCGTGTTTTTGAAACCGTCCATGTCACTTACCTTTCTTGCGGGCCGCAGCCAAGTTGTCGACGAGATTTGGATAAGGACGGCCCGCCGCAGCCGCACGTGCCTTAGCAGATTTCTTGCGCTTCACCGATAGACTTTTCGGCTTGCCAAGATCCTCGGGTCGCTTCTTGTCCCAGATGGGCTTGACGGCGAAGTCACTCATGTCAGCAGTCCCACTTGCGCAGAGCCAGCGCCTTGCGCGTCGGGCGGCCCTTCTCGTCCTTCATCGGCCCCTCCATGCCGCCCATACGTGCGCAGAACGAGCTGCGCCGGGCGGCGGCTTTCGGTGACTTCTTGGCCTGCTTGGCGCTGACCGGAGGCTTGATGTCGTGCCCCTGCGCCCGCAACGACGCGCGACCCTTGGCGTTGAGACCGCCCTCGGGGTTCTTGCCCTCTTTGCGGGTCCACGCGCCGGCGGTGGCGAGGCCACCCTCCTTGAACTGCTTGCGGACGCCGAGGCTGACGTTGGCGCCGCGCGCCGGGTCGTAGCCGCCGGATACCGACACGGGGCCGTCCTCGTAACGCATCTCGCCGCCGAAACCTGCGCCGGGTTCATAGCCGCCGGATACCGACATCGGACCGCGCGCATACTGCGCCTGAAGCATCTGCAGCCTCATATCGTCGTCGAGGGCGGCGTTCACGTCGAAATTGCCACCGGCCATGGGCATGCCCGCGCTGCCCTGCATTCCCTGAAAACCGCCGCGAGGCCCCATCTGCGCCTGCACGCCGACGTTGGCGGGACCCACCTGCGCCTGCAGGCCGCCCTGCATGCCCGCAAACTGGCCTCCCATCGGCTGCTGGGCGCCCATGGGAGGCGCGCCGAAGGGTGCGCCGGGGTTCGGTGCCCCGGCAGGCATCTGCTGCGCCATGGGGCCAGCCTGACCGCTAACGGGCGGCTGCTGTTGGTTCGGTGGCGGCCCGAGGGGGCTGACGCGCTGCGGCAAGCCGAGGGCGTCGTCGATCTGACGCTTGGCTTGCGCTATCCGGCTGTCGTAGGTGCCACCATTCATGCCATTTATTCCGCGTACGACTTAACCATCTCGAGGACGATAGTATACGTGTCGCCGGTAGATGTGTCGCGCGTTGAGAACAGGACATCGCCGGTCTTGCCGGCGCCGGCGTTATTCCACAGGCCGCCGAATTGCGTCAGGTCGAACGAGTACATGTTGTTCTGCGGGATCACGGCGATAAGCACGTCCGTGGTTGCGTCCCAGTACATGTCGACTTCCATGCCGTGTGTGAGGGCGTGGATCTTGGTGATCGTCACGCCGTCGCAGGCCTTGCCGAAGGCGCTGGAGGTGAGGGTCGAGACATCAACCTTGACAACCTTGGTTTCCCCGGTGCCGTCGGATATGTTCGTGAACTTCATGATGGCCATACGCTCGCCATCGAACAGGGTCTGTGTTGCTACTGCGTCCGCCATGGGGCGTTCCTTCTGCGAAGTAAGGGCCGGTTATTTAGGCCGGCCCCCACCCTATACCATCGCTTTCGCGAACAGTCATTAGTCCTGTGCGGTCGTCTGCACGTAGCAGTACGTGACACGCACCTGACCAGCCGTAGGCTGACCAACTGACGTGACCGTAGCGACAACAGTGCCGTTCGTGCCGATGTCGTCCATCGCGGCGAGCTGTGCGGCGGTGAACGTCGGAAGGACGCGGATGCCGGTCTTGGCGTTAACGCCACTGGCGTACTGCGTGCCGCCCGATGCCGTGCCGACAGACACAGTCGCCGAGGTGGCGCTGTTGTACTGCGTAAGCACGTCGACAATGATGTCCACGATCTGGCTGTCGTACGGCAGGTAAACCGTGCCGTTCTGCACCAGTGTGGCATCGAAGTCGATCAACACAGTCTGCGAAAGAACCGCAAGGCCGATGTTGGGTCCGCCTGACAAACCGGCGTTCTTATCGCCGGAGGCAAGTGGGCCAGTCCAAGTCGTCTGAGACATCTGTTTTCTCCTTCAGAGAAGAGAGGGGGGCCGAAGCCCCCCGCTCAGGTTAGATGCCCGGCGTACCGTACACGCCGCGCGGATCGGTCCAGCCGAACGCGTAGCGTTCAGTGGCCTTGTAGCGCATGCTGTCGGTTTCGAAGTCACCCTCCATCGACTTCTCGAGGCCGCGACGCATCGCGAGCTTGAGACCCTCGGGCGCGTCGGTCTGAACCCAGAACGCCGTGGTCGAGGTGATACGCGAGAGGTTGGCCTGACCGCCATCCAGCAAACCCATTGATTTGACTGGATTAATGTCATTATTTGCCGTTCCGGCACGCAGCACAGACTTGAGGAGAACCTCAGCCTGAAACACGTTGCTCGGTCCAACGACCAACTTCTTCGGCGTCAAGCGGATGCGCTTGCCGTTGTTGTCCACGGCGTTGCGGATCTGCACCAGCAGCTGCTCAAGCGAGGTCTGCGACAGGTTTGCGGCCGTCGAGAGCTTGTTGGAGAAGGTGCCGTTGGCGATCGGGTGATTGGTGGCCACCAGCTCAACGCCGTCGCCGCCAGCGTAAGCTGCCGTGAACGAACGGTTGAGGATGTTGGCGCCAAGGGTTTCCTTGGTTTCAATCAGCGACTGTGCGAGGTGACGTGCATAGGTCTGACCGATGCGGATGTGATCACCATCTTCGACGAGGACCTTGGTCAGGGCGAATGCCAGACCGTAGACCTTGTACAGGTAGCGCTGAATGAACAGAACGCCGCCCGACTGGTAGGTGACCGGCATGCCATCTGGCAGTTCCGGTGCAGCGCCGAAGCCGTACAGGACAGGCTCTTCATGGTAGTTCCGGGGGATGCCCTTGAACTCTTTGAATACCTGCGCCCACTCATCGGCACGCTGGTCGTAGATACCGTTGAACTCTTCATTAAGAATAGGCTCAACGATGGAGCGGAAGTCTGTACTCCGCATTGGATTAGCCATTGTTCATGCCCTCCTTAATAAGCGGCGATGTTGGCAGTGTTCTGGTGCTCAGAAATCTGAACCAGAGCATTGACATACGTGTCGCCGAAGTTGTTGTCCGGACCCGGAACGATACCAATCAGGCGGAGGCCTGCGTTGGCGGCGGAAGATGCGACGTTCAGCGACTGCGACGACAGACCAGTGGTCGTGTTGCCGGCAGCGGCCGAGAAGTCGTACTGCTTACCGACGTCGGCAACAGCCAGAGCAGCGTTGCTCTGGATCTGGTACGTGATCGTCTGGTCGATGGTCACGTACGTGACGATCTCAGTAGCCACGGTGCCCGTGGTCCACTTGTTGGAGATGCGACGACGCTGGTCGCTGTCGGTCCATTCGACGCCCTGAAAGGTGCCGATGAACGCATCGCCAGCGGCGGCGACGACAATGGTTCCATCCGTCGGGTCGACTTTGACCGGCTGGTTCTGGAAGATATT